GATTTAAAACCACAATTGTTTGCATTAAATTTCGACCTACCTTTTTCGATTTGTATTTAAACGATATGATATCGCCTGGTCGGACTTGCGCCCATTTTATATTCTGCTTAGGCATTTATCTTTTTCAATTTAGGAAGTTTTATCTTAGATGGTTGATCACTACCTACCTTTTTCAGTTTAGGCAATACAAGTTTCTTTGCATCTGGTATCGCAGCTGTATATCGATCAACCTGATCAACAATCAATTTAGCCATTGCTTGCATTGAAAACTTCTCTCTATTTCGTCTCATTAAAGTTTTTGCTCGCTCTTTTACAGTATTGAAATTTTCATGACAATATTTCAATGCTTTATATGCATCGTTCTCATCAATTTCAAACCAATGGCTCTCCGGTATCACGATATCTTTCCAAACTGCTCCTTTCGGAACTTCAACCATCTTACCACCGATGAGTAGAGATAACGATGCATCTAAGAAATCCACCGGGCCGGACCAATTCGAACATATAACTGGTAATCCTACAACGGATGCTTCTAATAATGGTCTGCCGAACCCTTCACCATGAGTAAAGGATATTAGACATTTTACTGTGGGGTGATTATACAGCATATTCATTTCTTCATCAGCTAAATCACCGTGGAGGAGATATACATTCGGGAGTTTCCAATCACTAGGTAACCGATTTTTTATATCTTGAATTTTTCTTTTACAATCTGCTTTATCTAACAGCGAAAATCCAGCACCGCTTGTTTTAAGAATCAACGCCGGTTGATTTTTTGTATTAGCAAATGTTTCAAAAAATACTTTTAGCATTCTCCCTATGTCTTTTCTATCCTCCCCGAAACCACCTTTTACCCATTGCCCAACAAATAGAAAAGCAAATTTTTCCGGTACACGGTTATTTATAAAAGATAAAAAATCTTTATCAATTTCATTTACTTTAAGTGGTTTATAAATATCAAGATCAGCACCCTCAAATATAACTTCTATCGGTTTTTCTATTCTGAGTTCGCCTACTTTTTCCTTCTTTCCATCGGGTAGATCTTGTAATTTATCATAATGTGAATTTATAAATGAACTTTTCGAGTGAACAGATGGTACGATTGTCATATTCATTCTGTTTATCCCATCAATCCATACAGCAGAGACAGCATCAGTCTCTATACCGGCAGTCACACCTATGTTGACTTTACCGAAGGTTTCAAATTCATTCGGAATCCTTATATCGATATAAACATCAGGTTGGTTATTCATAGCAGGTTCTGGCAAAAGTCTATCTAACAGTGACTTGTGCTGAGGATTATCCTGCTTTAAAAAATTCTTTGGTGTATCTCCCCACCGTACATCCCATAGCTTTATATCATACTTATTCGACTCATGCAATGCATAAAATATCGACCTGGCATGATCCCCGTATCCACTTCTCGAACTAAATGGTCCACACATCAATATTGTCTTCATCACACTACCTCCAATGTATAGCTCGGTCTAGGGACCCATTTTTCAAATGCTGTGTCCATGGCGGAAATAAATCGATCTGCCATTTCTTGTCCATCCATTCCGGTTTCTTTATCTTTAACAAATTCTCTTCCCAGCTTACCACATCGTTCTCGCTCTTCTGGTCCGACATCATACCAATACTTCAATGCTTCACCAGCATCCTGATACTGACATCTATCATCAAAAATATATGGTGTTGGTGGAGATCCTTGTAAGCTTATATTACTCGGAAAAACAGGTTTAACCCATTCTCCGTGATCAGTAATTTTCTTATCATGATTAGAGCCGAACTCAACATATTCTTCTGCTGTTAAGTATGACCTCGCATACCCACTACCATCTGGTGCAGGATCCTGATTAAAGAATCCACATTGATCTTGAAGACCACCAGTTACATTCACTACTATCGGTTTCTCGACAGTTAAAGCTTCAGCACTCCCTAACCCAAATCCTTCATTTGAAGCTAAATTTATATATACATCAATTGAATTAAATAAAAAATTCATCTCTTCATCGTTAAATGGTCCACTGGTGTGATGTGTAAATATAACATTATAGTCAGGAATCATGTTTCTACATACTTCCGGTATATCTGTTCCATTTTCATCTACCGGGGCACAGTGAAATATCAATACACATTTTTGCTTTTCATCTTCTGGTAACTGATCGACAAAATGCTTAAACGCTAAAATAACATCCCCTGGTTGTTTTCTTCTTATATTTCTATTTGAAAATAAAACTTTAAAATCATATTTATCAAGACCGAACTTGAATTCAAAATCTCTAAACTTATTATTCTGCTTATGCACTGGAAAGAATCGTTTAGAATTTATACCATGTGGTATATATTTAATCTGCCAGTCTTTATAATCAGGTAATATTCTTTTATTTATCCCGTATGTCTGTTTCGATATTGCGAGTATCAAATCACAACTACGATAAAATAATTCATTCCACTTCGGATCTGGCAGGTCATCCCAAATATTATTATAAAAAATTGGAATTTTAGTTCTGATTTCATGTTCCATTTGATAAAACCACACCCAAAATCTCGGATCAGTATAGTGTAGTATTGCATCGGGCTTTTCAAATTCCAGTACCTGTCTGAGTATGTCCGGGTTACCATATCCACTAACTGGGTATATTTTCAAATATGCATCTGATAGCTTGAATTCACTCTTAACTGCGTCGGACATATCTATAATTTTACCCTCTTCCGGATGACTTATCGCACCACCGATCTGAGCCCAGTCGTATTGATGAATAGACCCCAAAACTATATCTTTCGTTACGCACGCAACTCCGCTATGCATTCGGAGATCATCCGACATCATTAATATTTTTTTCTTTTTCAAGTCAGAACCCGCTTCCACTTACTGTTAATGTTTTTGTTGAAGTAATTTTATCACGGAAAGCTGCATCATGAACATAAAGATGTACGGAACGATTTATTAATCGCTGTAATGTCATATTATTATCAGCTGTGTTGGTCTTGAACTTGTGATACATACTTTCTAATAACTTTATTGAGGTAAGTTTTGTATTAAATTTCATAACATTTCTCCTGTATATATGTATATATAATTATGAAATGATCAGCGTTTTCTTGTCAAATTTTTTGGCATATTTTAGTGTACTTTCCGTTCCGTTAGAAACATGCCCGCTGGGTATAAATCCTACTACTATATCACTATTTTCGGCTATCTGTTTATTCCGAACAAAGAAATATTTTACGTTGTACGACTTACCGTAACATTGTTCCGGTAGAACACAATGTAGATTATATGGGTGATGGAATGGCGGGTACTCATTGTACTGTAAGCCAAATTCTAGAGCGTATTTCTTTGCATATCTGTCCGCACCATCTTTGCACCCACCACTTACTATAACTAAATCTTCACCATACCGCTTTTTTAATTTAAATATAAACTCTTTTATCTTTAGCTTATCAGTCCATACTCGTGCACCCACAATGCCCACTTTCACTATACACCCTCATCACAGTGTCGGGTGTTTTTAAATTCGCACCATCTGCAAGAATTTTTACTCGGTGTTGCACCGTATTCCCCATCTATTCGAGATCCATCTTCATCAAACGCTTCTTGTATGAAATTATTAAATGACTTTAATGTTCTGTTCATACTGACGTTTCCAGATGCTGGGGAGAATAACTGTACTCGTTTCTGCGGAAAATCTGATTTTTCCCATAGCTTTCGCTTCACTATAAAATACTCTACATCCACTGTATCGATCGGTATGTTATACTTTTCAGAATAAAAGTGTTTATATAAGAGAACCTGAGCGGTTTTATTTTTGTTCTTCTTCTCATAGTCTCTCCAACCACGAGTAGATGTCTTTATATCGATAACTTTTACTCTACCAGATATTTTATTTTTAATTATAACATCTATATAGCCGACAAATCGTAATTTCCCTTTAATCGGTATGTTGAGTGGAAACTCACACCCCAACAGTTCCCAATTTTTACTAAAATACTTATTTCGATGCTTCTTAAAAAAATCAATAATATTCAAACCATCCTGATAAAATTCTTTTAATTCACTCTTCGTACATGGGTTCTTATCATGCTCCGCCTTACTCTTTAAAAATTCTTCACCGAGACTTTCATATAAAATATTAGGAAGATCTAATGAATCTGCATTTTTTATCGTACTGTTATACATTGTATCGAGATACGTCTGTAACGTAGTATGCATCGCTGATCCGAATACCAAATGTATGCTTGGTCTGAATACGCTCACTTTATTGATATAATTTAACTGCCAGTGTTTAGGGCATTCATTATATAGAGATAATTGTGAGTATGATATATGTGCCATATTATTTTTTTCCTCCAACTGAGGGCTTTTTGAGTGTTCAGCCCTTGCCAGTTTGTGATTTTGAATATCCATCTTTAAACCACCCACTGCCTTTGAGAGCAAATGTAGACTTAGATATTTTTCTGTTCATAGTTTCTAATATATTTTTATCTTTATGGCTATACACACACTTTACACATGTTGGATCAGGGTCATTTATCCGTTGAAGTGTTTCTTCTTCATGTCCACAGCGAGGGCAAACCCATTCATAAATTGGCATTTATTTTATTCCATATAGTTTTTTAAGTTGTTTTTTATCCCCAGGTGTCATAAGTTCTAACTGTTGTTTAATTTCATGTGTACTTAATTCTTGACTTCTAGCCAATACTGTAACCAGTTCATCCTTCTCTACCTTGTTTTTTGATTTTATATAGCGGAGAAATGTTCGCTGTTTAGGAAGAATTTTATGATATAATTTGAAAAGCTGTTTATCAGTTAATGTAAATTGCTGAATAAAGTTCACTATATGGATATACCGACTGCTCATACTAAGAAACCGATGTATGATATAATTATTCCATGTTTTCTTTTCAGTTTCATTTAATTCGTCGAAATAGCTTTCATTATTACCATAGGTCAACTCGTTCAGATGATTGAATAGATTTTTACCCATTAGAAATTGCATCCAAAATACTGACAATGCAAGCCATAAAATTTATTTCTTTATCTACCACCATTGCATCCCAGTGTTGATATTGAGCTATTGTGAGTAAAGTTGAATCAGCACCTGTGTGAGCATAGTCATCTACCTTATCATAGAGAAATCTATACGCAAGACTGAAATCCCTTATTTTATTATCCGCCACTACTTGTCGAATAGCTCTCCAGGTTCTCTTATCCGGTGATTCCAATAATTGCAATATTTTTTGCTTATAATCACTCTCCATAAGAGCAGCTTTATCTAAAAGCAATTTACCTGTCATGCTTTGTTTTTGAATACAATTAATAATCTTACGCAAATCAGGATAATAGCTACTGATTATCTCAGCTAACACGTGCTGTTCATACTCAATTTGTTCTGCTATCAATATATTATGCATATGTTTTGCTATGTCGGATTTACTCGGTGGATAGATTTCAAATTCCTGACATCTACTTTGAACTGGTTCGATAATCCTATCAGCATAATTACATGTCAGAATAAATCGAGTTGTTTTACTAAATGTTTCCATAATGTTACGTAATGCCGCTTGTGCGTTAGGGGTAATGTAATCACTTTCATCTAAAATTACAACTTTTATTTTTTTAAAACTCACACAACTGCTGAAAGTTTTAATTTTAGTACGCATAACATCTATAGAATTTTCATCTGATGCATTTAGATAGATATAATCACAGTCAATGTGTTTAACTAATATCTTTGCTAATGTAGTTTTGCCCGTACCTGGTCGACCGAATAATAATAAATGTGGTATATCTTGATCAGTGATGTAGCTGACAACTTTATCTTTTAAAAATTCATTACCGACAAATTCATCTATGGTTTGTGGTCTGTACTTTTCAACTAGTAGTGTATTCTCAATCATCTTGCTGCTCTGCTACTAAATAATATTTACTACTAAAATCATCTACTTTATGAAACATAACCTTGACTAATCCCTGTTCACTCACGTGCATCATACCTTGTTCAAAGTCTTTATTTGCTACAATAACATCTTTAAGAATGCAAGCACGCAATGTAATACTATTCATTAAGAAATCATCCAGCGTATCCACAGGAGTGGTTAGTGTAATATTCATTGAATGATTATTATGTGGACCTATTATAATCTTCACATCATTTTGTCCATCAGGTTCTAATGTACAGAACTCATTATCAGATAAAGCTGAATATGCTTTAACAAAATTATTACAAAATTCCGATGTAAGTTGAAATTTCATTCCAAACTCTGGTAATTTCAGCTCTGGTGTTTTTGGAATAATATTGATATCACATAATAAAAAATTAGCATTTATCTTACCATCTGATAATGCTAATTTAGTATATTGATTCTCTTCACCGATCATATCAATATTTACATTATCATCCAATACATGTAGCATTCTAAGAAGCTGATCTGTATCATAAACACCAATCGTACCTTCTTCCATTCTAAACTCATAACTATTCACTTGACCGATTACTGTTCTGTCTTCACTGACAAAACTTGCTGATAATATTTTATCATTACTATTAATACTAACAATATTTACAGTACCGCCTATATTATATCGCCGAATAAAGTTTATTAACTTAGTCTTCATTTATAGTTCCAAACCCATTTTAGTAAATCTGAAATACGTTTATCTTGAGTATGAAATTCAACTATAAAACCATCACCTTGTTCACTAAATCGAGGTTTGACTTTATTATCATCAATTAATTGTTTAATCCTGTTA